ACCTAAGAGGCGTAGCTGACAAGAGGTTCTTCCTTTTCCGCATTGCTAAACTATATGCGTATCCCCACTAAAAAGCTACTGACTCGGGAAAAGCGTATTTCCAATATTTCGCAGCAGGTTGCAAAATTTGATTGTCGGACGATTGTCGGACACCGATTTTATTACTAACAAATTGTCGCAACTTTATTAAACAAAAATATGGCAACGCTTAAACTTTGTATCGTACCTGCAAAAGTGCTTATCAACGGAAAGCACAAAGTAAGAATATCACTGGCCCATAATTCCAATACCAGATATATTCCAACAAACTGTATTATTGACACCCTATCACAATTCAAAGAGGGGCAAGTTATCAATCATCCGGAAGCCGCTTCAATGAACATGAAACTTCGGAATCTACTTAACCATTATCAGAATGTTATTGACAACATATATGATGTGGATGTATATTCATGTTCCGAGCTCCGAGAAATCATCATAAAAAAGAAAGACTACACCAATGCCAAGTTTTCCTCTGCAATGACATCTTATCTGTCAGAACTCGCAGAGGAGAAAAGAAACAAATCTGAAAAGTTGTATCGTTTGGCATGCCAATCATTCATCAAGTCACAAGGTGATTTGCTACTTTCAATGATTACGCCTCGAAACATCAAGCATTTTGAAATGGACCTTGAAGACAAACGGCTCTCTCCTACCACCATTAAAATCTACCTTACATTACTCAAAGTAATTATCAACTATGCCAAGAAACATAATATGGTCAGATACGAAGTAGATCCGTTTGAGTTCTGCAGAATGCCATCAGCCAATATCCGCGAATTAGACCTTAGCATTAATGAAATAAAGGCGATTCGAGATATGGAAATTCCTAAATACAATATCGGAGTAGTACGTGATATTTTCATGTTAAGCTATTACCTGGGTGGTATCAATCTTGTAGATATGCTTGATATTGATTTCCGAAAAGAATGGATAGAATATTACCGGCGAAAAACAAAGAACAAAAAAAGTGGTGAAAGTAAAACGGCATTCTCCATCCAGCCGGAAGCAAGGGAAATCATAAACAAATATATGCAAAAGAATGGTAAACTTGTTTTTGGCAAGTACAAAACATTCGGGCAATGTTATTCTGTTGTATCCCGTAAAATGGAAGAACTCGCCCAAATAGCAGGAATAAGAAAGCATGTGGTTTATTATTCTGCACGTAAATCATTCGTTCAGCATGGATTCGAATTAGGTATATCCTTAGAAATTCTTGAATATTGTATCGGCCAATCAATGAAAACGAACCGCCCTATATTCAACTATTTTCGAGTGATGCGAAAACATGCTGATGATGCAATGAGGAAAATTTTCGATAGTTTAAAGTGATTGCTCCTGGACAAAAGCTATTGCTTCGGCAGTAGCTTCTTCCCTCTCCTTTTCTACATCAGAGTTCAGACGGTCTATTAACTCCATATTTCCCGTTATGGCGGTTTTCACGCAATCGGAATATGTAACTGTTAGCTGATAATGACCGTAACCAATGAAAGCCTTTGTCAGCTTGGGAGAGGGGGATTTAGATTTACCCATAGTGCAACGGATTAAGGAGCGAAAAAAAGAACGGTTCCGCTTTCCCGTTGCGTTACATATCTACTTGCGTCGGATACAGGATGCCATTAAGCTATCTCACGGGGGTCGGAACCGTATATGAATAAGCTACTGGCAAAATTAATCACCAGTAGCCCAACGGTCAGGATATCACCCAACGCAAATCAAAATATGTAACGCATTGCAAATATGGAAAAAATATGCGAGATAACGAAAATAATTCATGTAATAGTTGCACATAATAAAATTATTATGTATATTTGTAGTGTCATAAGAAAACAGAGTATTAACCTTTAAAAAACAAGAAATGACAGATGAAGAACTAAAACAAGAAATTGAGAAAGTTAAACAAAAGATTGCTGATTACACAAGAATCGCCCCACTACTGGGAATTACACCAGAAGAAAAGGAAAGGCAAATAAATCTAATGTTAGACGACCTCAGCAAATTGTTAAAGGAAAAGAAGTAAAAACAACCGGATGCCCCTCAGCGGGCATCCTAAAAACATTATCCTATGAGAAGTGTACAAGATATTTTAGCAGAAATGAAACCGTTAATGGGGTCTCTTGATGCAAAAGAACGGAAAAAATTAGACGCTTTAGAAGAGGAATTAAAAGCCCTTCAAATGACAGCCGAAGATAAAGCTGTAGCTAAAGCATGGTATGAAGAAGGATTAGGAGAAATCAAAGAAAACATCAACCATATAGAACATGAACTGAAAATTAGAGACCAGTTGAAAGAAGTGACCGACATCCTGCCCCTCTCCTATATTGCTAAAAACTATTTCGGTAAAAGCGCAGCATGGTTATATCAGCGCATAAACGGTAATAAGGTACGCGGAAAGGTATACACCCTAAACCGTGAAGAAGTAGACACATTCAACCGCGCACTAAAAGAAATTGGAAATAAAATCAGCTCGCTGTCTATTACAAGTTAATAGCTGTTTCTTATGACAACTAATCCCCGGTATTCGAGCATATCGGGGATTTTTATATCAATTGCTTATTATCAATGCCCAATTATCCATAATAACCATATCCCAACGTGGCACATCAAATTCATTATTGACCGATCCCCCATACACAGAAAGACTCTTGTCGGCACTATCAAACTCAATCAAAGCCATTCAGCCATCCCTTCTACAAAGTTGTTTTTACCTTTGAAAAACGGAATTATCAGTAGTCTGTACGTTGGCTAATAAGAATTCTTCTAAAGCGGCACATTCAAAAGCCGAATCAAATGGAACCGCAATAGATACAATATATTTAGGTGACGTGCTCCAATAAGGACTTCTAACCCGACATTTCCTTTCATCATCATAACAAAAATAACTTCCAAGCCTTCCGCCAATGGCAACGGATGATTTACCTATATATAGTACATTATCATTATCGTCCATTATCAAATAGGCTCCAGGTCTATCGGCATATGGGTAGCATTGGGGCCAGCTGTTTTCCATATTCTCTTTCTCAGGAAATAAATCATACTTGTTACTAACTAAAAAACGTGTAAGATCTGGGTGACGATACTTCTCTTCGTATAATCTCACTAATTTTAAAACCTCATCTAATTTTGCCATTCTTGGTTACTTTGTTTTGTAAATCATCGAATCCCTTTTGCCAAAAATACATATCTACAACCTTCATTGATGGGTAGAAGCAGTCAAGTTTTTCAGAAATACATCTTTGGCATTGTTGTATTGTATCTTTATTGCTCTGAGAACAGTCAATTATCCGCTTTAGCAATTCCTCGTCAAACTGTTTGCCTTGACAATGAAATGCCTGCTTAAACAAGCCATCCAACGCAGGGACGCAACCAATGGTTCCCAACATTATTTTAGTAATCAATGTATCTGTCACAGCAAGGTTTAAGGGTGAAGTACTGTTCTCCGGTTTATAATATTTGATTTCACCATAGTGCTTTTTAAGTTCACCGTACAAGTCCATTATTTGAGAAATATCATCCATTGTAAGCCATTCTTTTCGTAGGGAATGAAATTTCCTTATTATGTTTACGGCATCCATATGAACCGTATAATCTTTCCAAAGTATTCCGCAACTACCTCTATACATTCCCCAACTCGCCAAATAAAAAGCAAGGTGAAGAGCTAAATAGTTTGTTGGATTATCTAAATTGTTGAATGCCCCATAGCAATACTCCCACGATTTAAAACGATGATTTGAGTCTTGAACCATATTACTCAAATATTTGTCAACGCTACTTTTGTCTATAGTTAAAACTGGATACATCATTTATATATACTGTGCTAATTGTTTGACTCAATAAATTCCTTCAACCGGTAAAGCCGGATAATAGCCGAATTATAAAACACATCCGGATAATGCTGCTTGATGTCGTTGATGTTCGCCCGGACATACAGAGACGTGTCGTAAATATGCTCGGATTCACTCAATACTATCTCTTTCGGTAACTGTGCTGTTTCTGCCCAGTGCATGATTGCCTGTACTGAGGCTTCGTCAAATTGGTATTCTTCTTGTGCCATAATAATAGTATCCTTCAACTAAAATTTTAATTGACGAACGCAATTTCTATAAATCTTCTCCGTTTGCACGGTTATATTCATTATCGTAAAATATTGTAATATAATATTCCCCACAGTAATCTGACACCGTAAACCAAACAGGTTTCTTTACACATTGCTCTATTACATAGTCCGTAGAAAGCTTTACAATATCTTTCTGTAAATCTTCTGTTGGATTTGCTAATTGCTCATCTGTATATTTAGATGATAGAATTGACCTAAAATTATTTGCTATAGCAATAGAATCTGTTATAACAGGCTTTTGATAAAATACAGCTTCATATCGCTTCTTATTAACCATTATTTCATAGTCAATGTCTTCTTCGTCAGGTATAGTACAATCTTTCACCGACAAGTATTTGGCGTTATTTGAAAATTGCTCACATAATCTATTAAATCTTATTCTAATATCAGTTCCGTTTACAGTGTGAGCATCACAAACCACAATACGACAAACTTTATTGTTATTCGTCGTTACAAAAACATTGACATTTCCCCCATTGAACTCTCCCAATAAAGCTTCACTTGTTGGATCATCCCTAAAGCCTTTTGCTTTAAGTTTTTTTATCATTTCAGATTTACTTCCATCCACGGGAATACCAAGAAATTGGGTTACGTCTTTCTGCGCATATAATGACACTGAAAATATGAGCAGCAATGTAGCTAATACATTCTTCATACTTATTAGATTTTTAAAGTTACTCCACAAAAATACAAAGCCAAGAGAGAATTATCAAATAAAAAGTAAATAAAAAAGCCCCAACGGAAGTCGGGGCACTTCATGCACAATAAGTCTGGATTCTTCCTGAAATCTGAATATAAAAGGAAAGGTAACTTATTGGGCTGTCATTATCAGTTCTTAGGAGCACGTGACCAGCTAATAAAAACTACGATTTAGGAAAACTCTAAGGTAAAATGATTAGCAGTTTACATATTTAATAATTCACAAAAATGCAGTTCACCGCTAAAAATAAGAAACGAAAAAGATGTTTTATTACTAAAAAGCACTACTTTTGCCGAAAAATAGCGGTGAATTATGTATGTAACTCTAAAAAAAGCAAGCTCCGACATAGTATCTCAAGATAAATCTTTGAGGGAAATGTTAAATGAACTATTAACAGAAAGTGATGTTGCAGTAACTGCCGTTGCCGAAGAAATAGGCATAAATAAAGATTCCTTTTCTGAATACTTAAAAGGAAATTATGAATTGAAATTAAATCAAGCAATAAAAGTAATGAAATTGCTAGATATTACAGAAAGCCAACTTGTTTCTGCCTATAATAAAGAAGTTAGTGAGAAAGATTTAATTAATATTGAAAAGTCAGAAAGGTTATCTTATGTACTAAGGAATTTTGATGTACCGACATTGAAAAAAATAGGAATCATTAAACCGAGAGCCAAGATAGAAGATTATGAGAAACAAATCTGTGACTTTTTCAATTTCAAATCTATTTACGAATATGATGATACATCTTTAATGCCAACGCTTTTCAGTAAATCGAAAGCATTTGTTGCTCAAGAGAAAGAAAAGAAAATGAACGATTTTTGGCTTAAATGCTCTATTTATTCTTTTTCACAAATAAATAATCCATACGAATACAATCGTGACCTATTAATCGAATTATTGAAAAGAATAAGTGAATTTACTTCAGATAGAGTGCATGGATATGAAAAGGTTGTTCTTATTCTTTTTAGACTGGGGGTCACTGTTTTAACCCAGCCGTATATATCTGGTACACGAGCGTTCGGCGTTACAATGATACTTGGGGGTAAACCATGCATAGTCATTACTGATATGAATAAAAAATATCATAAACTATGGATTAATTTATTGCATGAGTTATATCATGTACTAAATGATTTTGACATATTGGAAAATTTACTATATCATATATCAGATTCAGAAACTCCAGAACTATTATTGAATGAGGAAAGGGCGGATAAATTTGCATTAGATGCATTAGTTAATCCAACTATACAAAAGGAGTTGGGAAGAATTGTTACTTTGCCATTTAAAATGAATCAATTAGCAAATAAATTAAATGTTGATATAAGTATATTATATGGTATCTACCTAGAAGCATTACCTAAAGGAGAGAAAAAAAATAAGGAGTTTGCTAAATATGGGGGAATGTTAAAATCGTCGGACGTTGCTGTACGCCGAATAGAATTTGATGCAGTACCCAAGCACTCACTTAATGGAGCTATTGAAAAAATGAAAAAAGAACTATTTCGCATATCCGTTTAAACTTTTAAATTATGGAACTTTCAAAGAAAAAATTAGAAGAGCTAATAAGTGCTGTAGACAAAATTGTTGCAGCTAACAACCAACAAGAACCAAGTCTGTTTGACGAATTAACAAATCCAACGGATATCGCTAAAATTCTTGATGTACCAATACAAGATCCTGAGAAATCTTACGATTTATATTATGGAAATATCCAAAAGTTTCTAAACAGCTTTTTGCCAAAAGACAATGAGATAAGTAAACCTATTAGAGAACTGGTTTGCATTTTACTAACGCATAAGGAAAAAGATAAAAAGGGAATACGACATGGAGATTCAAGGCAAGCAAAAACTACTGATATGGAAAATCTAATAGATGTTCTATCTGAATGGTCTGAAACTCCTCAAGACTTTTTCCGTTTAGCAATCACACTCATTAATAAGAATAAAGAACTAGGGTATATTACTGAAGAAAAAACAATTCAGGACTATCTATAGATATTTTTTAAGAGGGTACTTTCGGAACTGTACCCTCTAACTTTCACCATACAAATAGATTATAACTTATTCCTGCACCTACGTACACGCCGCCTGGATAACCATACCCAGCCTGCAACCCTAATCCCCAACGCTTCATCTTCGGCTTAACGGCATGGTAGATGTCATTCGTCACCGTCTGATAAACTGTCCTCGGAAACACCTTTATACTATCCAACCGCGGGTTTACATATCCGCTCACCTCTGCACGATACAGACTATCTTCATACACAACCCGTTTGCGATGAAGCAAGGTATCACCTATACGTACTGTGTCATTCGGCAATATCTGCCAAAAGACCGCTATCGGTGAGGAGATGAGAACCGTGTCAGTCTTGACAACCGTCTGTATCTTCGTCTCGGTACGTATTTCTGCCGGCAAAGGCTCGTGCGGACGGAACCAAGCCGCTACACAAGCGATTGCCAGCAATACGACTAATATCCAGGGCAGTTGTTTCATGGCCGTATCACAACGTTACGTAAGAAATTGTTGAACTCGCTCCGTACATCGAGGCAAGGGCACACCTTAATGTATTCTGCCGGCTCCACCTCACCGCTGCCGTCCAAATCGGGTGAGGTGTCCCGATGACCGAGCAGTTCTATAATCGGATATTCCTTACAGAGCTTGGCAACCAAATTACGTAAAGCCTTCTTCTGGGCTTCCGTACGGGTATCAGCCGGCTTACCGTTAGCATCCAACCCGCCGATATAGCAGATACCGATACTGTGTTTATTGTACGACACACCGGAGAAGCCTTTCGTGTTGCAATGCGCCCCATCAATTGACAACGGTCGCCCGTTCTCCACCGTACCGTCAAGGTCTATCACAAAGTTGTAGCCAATCTGATTAAAGCCGCGTGCACGGTGCATGCGGTCAATATCTTTGGCCCGTAAATCCTGCCCGGCTTTCGTGGCCGAACAATGAATGATAATAGCATCAATAGTTTTCATTTTACTTTCTATATATTTTATTTTTCGTATCTTTGTGAAAAAATTATTCTCATGGATTTGTCAGAACTTATCAAAAGTTACAGCCCAGAACAGAAAAATGTATTTACCGGTCTATGTATCCAATTGCCTCTAATATTTACCATAATGTATACATATATGCCAGAATTCAAGTTTCTGGAGTTTTATTTGCAAATTATTTTTTCCGTTTCCGCATCAATAATCTCAACTTACTATTCTTTTATTATTATCTGTTTATGTTCCATATTATCTAAATATAAATACAAATTAGAAGTGTTTTTTTTAATAGCCCCATCACTAACAGCATCCTTTATTTTATTACGCTCTCCCGAAAATTATTCATTAGGGTATAAACATATATTAAATATATTCTTTCAATGCTCAGCTTACATTTATTCTCCGATTGGGATTTATGGTTTTATTCATAATAAATGTATCGAATATGAATTAAAATGTAAAAAAGGCAATACAGAGAATACCCAAACTAAAAAATCAACCTTAAACTAATAATCACTTGGCGGTTTTCGTCCCCCGCATCCTCGGACATCACACCGTTTCATTTCAGCCTCTTTCAGTTTTAATTCTGTCTCATGCCGTTTATGAACTTCGTCCAGATGGGCACTTTGCGACTGGCGTAGCTCGGCATACAAACCGTCTATTTTCGTATCACGTTGTGCTATTCGTTCTTCCAACCAGGCAATTTGTTTGCGTTCATTCTCATTCTCCATAGCATCGGCAGAAGCATCCTCTTTACGGGCGTCTGTCTTTCGGGACACCCACCATTTTAAAAGCTGTTTGATTCCCTCGATACCACCCAAAGCTGTAATCAATATTACCCAGTCATTAACATTCATAACAGCAGACAAAAAACGGTAAGATAAACACTCAGGAAAAGGCTGCACTCTACCCAGAACATAGGCCTTTGGTAGCGGTATGTCAAATAAATACAGGAAGCGAACAATAACAAAGGAAACAGCCAATATCCCGTCAGGCAGATCCAGACCAACGAAGCTACACCACAAACTCCGGTAGCGATATAATGTACCTTGCCTTCAAGCTCCAACTTAAAGCAGGGCGCAGCGCCTACAAAAATAAGACCAGTACCGGAAAGGAAAGCGAGAAACTGTATCTCCACAGGAGACACATCCAGCCATGCGGGGAGAAGTAAAAAAGCCGGGACAATCATAGCCGCTTGGAACAGCCATTTGGGACGACCCCGTTTATCAAGCTGATAATAAGTGTCGCTCACACTCCAGGGAATTCCCTGCATGACACTGATAGCATATACGATATACGCTACAATCAAAACTAAAGAAATCAACATACAAATCATAACTCCGAATTTTAATTTTATCCAAAATTATAATTCCTTATATTCAAATCGTCCTATTTATATTACATTCCACTGACACAAAATGTCAACATGAGTACTACTGATTTTCTACCCTACTCTATCTTTTTCACATTTTTCTTATATTCCCCTTACAGATATACTTCAGAAGCCTATATAAAGCCATCCATTTTCTATTTTTTGCCTTGAAAAGTAGTCTTAGTCCCGCCAGAACTTAGAAATATCGGACTGAAGGTATCGTTCATCAATTCGGACGGTAAGGTAGAAACGTGGGAGTTCCAGGGCGGGACGTTTACTGATGTTGGTAGTTGGATACAAGGTGGAGCGCAAAGAGTTGTATCTTTGGAACAAGATAATAAGGAAAATGATGTTAGGATAAATACTATTGACGGTGTAACCAAGACCATTTCCATATCCGTCAATAAAAAAGGAACCAATGTCGTATTAATGCCTGTATTAAAGGGACAAAAAGTAAAGATTACCATTAATGCTCCAACTGAGAGCCGGCTTTTGGGCGTTGAGTTGTCAAACGAAAAATCCACATCCGGAACCGATAAACAGAGATTATTTTGGAACACCCTTGACAAGGAGAAGATTATTGAAGCAGAAGCCAACAATAGCTATTCTTATCTTCTTATTGAATTGTGGACAACTGATATTCTCAATGCTTCATTTGAATATCAGAATACACAGAAATACGCATTGCAAGAGGAGTATATCGTTACGGCCCAAAAGACAGAAGAAAATTACTCCAATATGAGAAATGCAATCTCACAGTATTCTTTTTCAGAGAAAGCACAGAATTATCCTGATGATTTTGATGAAAGCACTTTATCTTCTTCCAAAGGTTGGATAGGTGGCGGACATAAATTATCCGGTCTTAACAAGTTGGTATATGGTGTATCTGTTTATGTCGAATTCAGCAGTGAAGATATTCATGAGAACAGCGAAGCAAATGAAGTATGTGTATTTGTGACGGATACAATACTGACACAAGGTGCTTTTCTTAATAGTCTGAATATGGTCTTTGTCCAAACATTCAATGCCTCAAGGAAAGGATTTCATGATGTAAGGTTTAATTCTGCCATAAATACGAACAAGGATATTTTCTTGTTTGCTTATGGTGTACAGAACAATCTGAAATTCTCAAACAAGAGACAATCGGACAAGAATCCTCCCTTTACAAATGATTTCTACTTTGTAAACAAACCTGGCACATTAGAAAATGCAAACATATCCGTATATGATACGGACTGGATATTACAACCTACAATGGTATTCTATACCGAAGATATTTTATTGCAAAAGGAAGTATTACAGAATACTTTACAGATAAGTGATTTAAAAGATATATTGGGTACATTTGGAAACACGAATGAAAACATCATAGACAAGCCTTTCAAGTTCGACGGAAACAAGGTAAAGGCGTATCAGGATTCTTTCGGTTCATTTGTTTTACGCAATGAAACCTTTATTGCTCCACTTGGAATCACTCTTGACAGAAATGCAAAGGGCGGAAGAACATTGACCACTCCGGCAGGTACGATAAAAAGCGGTACTCCGGCGAATGAAAACGTGTTGGAATATGCAATGGATGATTTGACCTCAGATGATTACCATGCTATTATAATAGCTCTTGGAACTAACGATTTATCAGGGGTGATAAGAGGTACGATATTGCTTGGCGATTGGGACAGTGAAGATACTTCAACTCTTTATGGTGCATTGAATTATGCAGTGAACAGATGCAAGACTAATGCTCCGTCCGCCAAAGTCATATTGGTGTCCCCGATAAACAGAACAAACGGCTGGAATGGAATAGCTATGCAGATTATAAGAAACGCCATCAGAAACAAAGCTTTGGCCAGCGGCTTTTCGATTCTTGATGGCAGTACATCTCCATTTCCCAATGTAGACAACGACTTGTCTAAGCTTTGCTGGAATGATGGCTTGCATCCTACAGTAGGAATTGGCAGCAAGATGTATGATATGTGGGTGTTGGGGAATATTTTATGAATTTACGAAACTTGGACGGTTCTTGCTACCGCCCAAGTTGATTTATACTTTTAGGTATTTATATATGCACCGAAATGCAGGTATTAACCCTATCCACTAAAGCTCTGGGACTATACCGGTAGTAAATATAAGATATATTATACCTACAACAGCAATCACAGCAAGAACGAACTCTAAGGTATCAAGCATAAATTGCCCTACCTCTTTAATAGCGTTAGGTTGAGCATTATCACGCTCAACCTATATTTTTTTTCTTTTAAAAATCATATTTTTAATATTTAAAAAAAATAATAAATTGTGTGCCGCTTGCGCTTTATGTCAGCCGGCGTTTTACTGACAACGTTCGTAAGACAAAAGTATTCAAAGGTAATGATTTTATAGAATTGACAAGATGATTTTGAGGGATATTTTACCGCTGTGTTTAATTTTAATCATCCCGGACTGTGAAGTGCCGGGATGAATTTGTGTTAACCTTATTGGAAAGTAGGATCAACCCCATTATCCAACACTTCAATACTAACTTCAAGACCGCTTGTGTTTTCTGCGACTGAAATCGTATTAACCCACTTTCTCGGCACATCACTTTCCACAATCAAATGGTCTCCCATATTAATCATCGTATGACAAGCCAAATGTATGGATGCAAGTGCCGTACATATATCCTGTACAGACATATCGTCAGTAGTGGCCACACTCCACGGCTTATTGGTGTATGAGATACCTTCTACCTCATTGTCTATATTTTCGCTTCTGAATAATGTAGTGGTATACTCTTTCAGAGTAATAACTCCATTGGTAGGAGAGCCTGTAAAAGAGATTTTTATTTTTTCCCTGGTGCCATAATCAGTGCACACCTTAACCCCTTCACCGAAATAAGCACTCCCGACAAACGGGAATACAGGCTTAATCATAGATATATTATTTCTCCAGGTTTTAAGCAGAGAAGTATATTGCGTATTAGTATCAACGACGACAAGCAGCCCTTTGTCTGCATAATCTTTGATGGCATTTAAAATCCTCTCTCTGTCTGTCGTAGTAGCGGTATCATGGGCATACAGAGCAAGATGCTTTTTATACTTGACCGCTTCATCAAGTAAAGACAATGAATAATCTGCCAACTCTGCATTATCCATTCCGTGCCTTGGGATATACCATCTATTAGTGCTGGCAGTGATAAACCTGGCTTCACCGTTGAAATACCTCTGGCTGATTGTTCCGATGGAATAATTATAATACTTGGATAATATTACAGCACTATGGGCATCCATATAATTCTCAGGAGGACACCAACCCTCGGTTTTCAGCCCTTGAGAAATAAAGTATTCTTTGGCCGATTTGATTGTATCTTCAAATTCAGCATCACTGAAGTTATTACTTCCTTTATGCGGGTTCCACCCGTGCGCTATAAAACCATTCCCGGCTTGTATTAACGACTTGAATTTCTCCTTGTCCTGGATAGACCTGTTTTTATATATAAAGGCATTAAGGCAACAGGTAATTGGAATACCCATTGGGTTCGCCACGTCACACCAGGAAAAAAAGGCGTCAATGTAATCCAGCATTATACTGACTGATGCCGTTTCTTGTAATGTCGGTATGTGCGTGTCTAATTTGTTTAACAGCTTTATATTTTTATCGATTTCTTCTATTTTTTCATCAATAGTTGGAAAAGTGTATGATATAGATACAGTTGCATCCAAATCATATCCCTTATAAATTATATAAGGATAGTCGGATGGTGACGGCGCAACAATCTGTTTGCTGCCTGATTCAAGCTTATTGCTTCTGTATATATCTTGTACTCCATCCGTATTATTATCACTTGACTTGCTGAAATAAACCTCGGTCCAAGCCGCTTTAGTTTTAGCATAGTCAACATTCAAAGTACTGTTGTCAGGAAATGTATTCTCCAATGACTGAAACTGCATCTTAAATGGATATATATCAACATTTATCTCTTTGCCGCCAATACTATCCTGTATGCCCGAGATAATTCGGCTCTGCTCTTCTATTTTCTGATTAACATTTTCAGAAACCTTATTGATGTCGTCAAATATGTTTTTATTCTCACCGGCAGATATTGTCGTTTTAATGCTGCTGTCATCTGCTGCCTTAAAAAGTATATATGGATATTCTGACCTGTTAGGAGCTTTACCTGTTTTACTAATAGTTTCATGATTCATCCCTTTAATGACAAAATCAGGATAGAAGTATTGTTGGCCTTGATATGGAGATACAGACGAGAACGCCAAGAATATAGTTTGCTTATTCGGGTTATCAATGTGAATGGTACAATCTTTCCCTTCGGGGAAAATATTCTTAAGGGATTGCCAAACTGCCGATGGAGACAGTTCTAATGTTATCTCTTTGTCGTAAGTTCCATCTATGTCAATCTTATCGGCGTTTAAGTTGAATATATCGTTATCAATTCGTTCAATCATTGCTTGATTGGGTATTTGTTTCCAACTACCGGCACTTGTAAACGTCCCTCCCTGGAACTCCCATGTTTCTACTTTTCCGGCTGAATTGATGAATGATACCTTCAGCCCGATGTTTCTAAGTTCTGGCGGGACTTGGACGATAGCCGTCTCAAGTGTATATCGGTTTGTTCCACCGGTACCCGAAGTAGGATGATGGACGGAAACATTATATTCAGTAATGGTACCAGTCATTGTATCTACTACGTCCTCACAAAATGAGCCTACTCTTGCAGAAGTATTAGCGCCGTCCTCAACTTCATTTTTTATTTGAGTTGCCCTTTGTCTTAATGTATTAAAATTTTCTTTCATAATTATTCACCCAAAATTCTACATGTTACACGGTTTGCGGTCAGTCCCCCATTTCCTCTATACAGTGGAAAAGATTCTCTATTATCATTCAAGTAACGTACACACTCCTTCAAATATCGGTCTGCCACAGAAAAAGCATCATTATAAGCCATAAGCTTTTCTTTAAAATCAGAACGGGACGAATACTCGTTATCCTTACTCATAAATCCTAAACGGGTAACACTACCATCCCCATTCTTCACTATACGGGCATAGGTATAATAAGCTAAAGCGGCTTTTAATCCCACAAAAGAACGTCTTCCACCACATTGTACATCATAAGAACTTCCATCGAGTAACTCACTATAATTATCCGGATGTTCTTTCACGTCCAAGAACAGTGCATCACCCAAAGCCGACTTCAAATCAATATTCTCTGACTCTCGGATATAGGTTTCTATCTTTTCCGTATCTATATGTACTGACATCGTACGGGCCAACTTAGAAACTTCATCCGTTGTTATTAGATACTGTTGCATTTCTTACGTATTTAAGAGGTTGTACACTAAAGTCATTAGAGGGGTTAACAGGTTCATACCAATGTTCAAAGATTTTCTGAAAAGCACGTTCAATCATTCGCTGTTGTTTTGATACAATAGAGTTATAATACTCAAAAGCATCTTCCAAGATATCACCGGAAAAACCCACCTTACCAATACGAATACAATACCAAGGTTCCTGCCCAAAAGCGGAATAAACACGCTCTACCACACTGGCATCGGTAACTGTAAAATCTTTATCATAGTTCTTGGGACTGATATCTAAAAACTCCGGCTTTTCTTCATCAGATTCCAATATTGTTTCTAAGATTTTATTGGCATTAGTGTCTCCTTGTAACTGTTCAAAAGTCTCAGAGAATCCGGTATCTTCTGTTTGATTATCATCTTTAATTTGATTTCCATTTTCATCAATGCGAACTGATGCAGAACCTTTTTTAGTGATAAGCATTCCAGAAGGCATGAAATTACAGCGTACATTACGGTACTTCACATTGGCTAATCCTTCATCCGTACTCATTTCCGTAATCACCCGGTCAGCCCTTCCGACAGGATACACAAATTTTCCAGTGTTACTAATCCACAATATCTGTCCTTTATAGTTTTCAATTCCCCCAGCAGCACGAATCTGTGCATACACCACTTCTTTACAAGGATTAAAAACATCTATGAACTCTACATTATCCGGTATAACCTTAATAGCCTTACCCTTACGAGTTTTCTTTCCTGTCCAATCCGGATGAACCGCAATCTTTGCAATATATCCGGTTTCATCTTCTTCTAATAAACGGCAATTCTCAAAGGGGACATGCTGTATCTCTACTATATCAGCAAACATATTATAGTTTACATGTATTGCTATCCCATCATAATCCGCAACATCCCTACAAACAAGAGCATGAATATCATCTGCCGTATCCCCACGACGGTTAACTACATATTCAGAAAAAGCGACCTCACGGAAACCGTTTCCTTCTATAAAATTGGCATAACGTTCCGCGCATTCACTGCCCGTTGAACTCGCTGCAATGATATTTCTTAAATGTTGGGGATATAGGTTATCATCACCATAGCTTTGAATGCCAAGATTACGTAAGTATCCCGTATCAACACGCCTATTACTTTTCTTCTTTAAATCATTTACATTCATCGCTTCGTGAGGTCATTTATTATTCTACCATTTCTCCTGCTACTTCTTTGTCTGCAGTTTCCTTCTTTGATTCAAGAAGGGATTGAGCCTTTTTTATATGGGTATCCAATAATTTAGCAGTCACCTTCTTTCCATCTATCTGGAAAGTTTTAAATGCATCTTTTACTATTTTGACTGTCGCACCTTCTACTTGGAAAGCTTTCACCAGTTCTGCAACTAAAGTTTCATCCAAAGCTATAACCGGATTCTTGAGTCTTTCAACCCTTTCCTCCCAGTTGGAAGGTGTTAAAGCAAAAAGCACTATTCCTTTAGGATTTTCTGCAAGAAATCTCTCTGCTGCTTCATCTGTTAGATTATTATTGGTGTACATTTCACTACTCCCAAAGCCAACCTGAAGTAAAACACCATTTTTCAATGCATAATTTGATTTTTCTTTCATCTTTCCGTATTTTTTTAAATATGAATACATCTCAATCACAGCATCACGATAGCAATCACTACATGAAGTTCTAATAAAAGTTCGTCCGAAGACTTCATGATATATTACTTCAATGTCTGATTTATCAGAAGAAGAGAGGGGGAGTTTACCCCCCAACTCTTTCAATTTATCAACCACTTCTAAAACTGTCATACCTCTACTCTGCCGGTTCGGCCGTTAAAGTATTAATAGCAGTTTTAGTAGCTTCATAACTTGTTTTATACAAGAACAAAGCTGACTTTGGAGCTTTCTGTTCTTCGAGTGTTACAGTCCATCCGCCTTCTGTATCTTCACTATACTTATTGTTTTCAATAGTAGTAGCTGTAAGACCTTGATAGTATCCAAAAACTTGGAAAGCGGCATCACCCGGATTTTCTTCTTTCTG